GAAGAAATAAAATGGGAACTAGATGATATGCTAAAAGCATATGAAGAATCTTGTTGTGAAAACTGGGAAGATTTTGCAGGAGGTTAGCATGTCTAAAGATGATGATGAATTAATTAAAGCAATTAAAGATTCTGGTGGATATGAATGGACACCTGATAGTCCATGGCCACCTGAATTGCCAAATACTATTTACAATATAAAAGCTAAGATGATAGATGATTATTTGTTTGGAGATACTGATACAATAGATGATAAACCTATAGATTTGAGTTAAATAAAGTATGTAAGGTTTGATATTTTTCTTATGAACATCCCACTACTTTCAAAAAAATATCCAAGTTGTACTTGGCCCAATAATTTGTATAGGACATATATGAACGGAAGACTTAAAAAAACTGACATGGAAGCAAGACTCCTTAATATCAAGAAGGGGATTGATGATAAGGTATGGTATCCTGATTGGGATAGTAAAGAAAGGTGGGCAGCACAACAAGCACTCAATAACGCATTAGATATTCTTGACGAATTTGATTATTGATAGTATATTATAGAGTAGTTGGGATAGTAGTTCAGTGGTTTAGAACGCTGCCCTGTCACGGCAGAGGTCGTGGGTTCAAATCCCATCTGTCCCGTTATTAATTTAATACTATGAGAACTCAAAATAAAGAAAATTATTACTATATGTTTTGGATTGTGGCAATGATTGCCTTTATAGCACCACAGGTATTAACAGCAGTTGCATATCATAGAATTGCTGATTACTTAACTAATCAACCTGTAAAAGTTCGAGTGGTTGATACTACAATAAATAAAGAGGAATGATATAAAATTATGAAATGGAATCGATTAGTGAGGGACATTATGAAAATCCCTGGTACTACCAAGGTACAGCTTTCACTACTGACGATATTGGCGATTTCTTCGGTTTCGTCTACAGGATTACTAATTTACAATCTGACAAACAATACATCGGTAGAAAATACTTCTGGCAAAAGCGTAAACCTAGAGGTGGCAAGAGACGGGTTACGTCTGAGAGTGACTGGAAAAGATACTATGGAAGCTCTGACGAGCTTAATTCAGATAGAAAGCTTCTTGGAAACTCAACGTTCAAAAGAGAAATCCTCTCCTTACACACCAGGCTCGGAGATGTAAACTATGAAGAGACTAAACAATTATTTTTGAATAATGTTTTACAAGAGTCTCTTTCAGATGGGACTCCTAAGTATTATAATTCTAATATTCTTGGTAGATATATGAAGAAAAACTATTGGAAGTCTATGGATATTACTTCTACCCCTTCAGTTTCTTCTATCCATTCTTCAAATTCTTTATAGATTGCATCTTTATATCCAATAGGTTTTACTTCTTCTAGTCTATCTACTGCCCACCTTGTTATATCAGCTACTTCTGCCATTAATATTTCTTCATTATCATATTCGTCATCAGGAATTGGATTGATTTCCATGGCTTCTAATTGTTACAATTTTAGAATACCAGACTAAAGACAGTTAGTCAAGATGCTAAATAAAACGTGCCGTTGTCCTGCATCAGGTATATATATTTAGCAGTAGAGGTAGAGAGAGAAGACATCGGCACCTTTCTTTCTTGACTAATAGAAAAAAATATTGTATAGTATTAGGGTTTAATTGGTGAGTAGATTGTCAAGTTAAGAATTGGTGCAATGTTAAAAGTTTTATGTAAAGAATGTAATAAAGAATTAGTCAGTAGTTCTAAACCACAAGCTTGTGGTTGTCCTAATAATATGATAGTATGTGATGATAAGATCTCTGCTGTAGACTTGTCTCATGTTTTGATTGTAAAATTAAATGATGTTCCAAAAGAACCTACTTTATCATCAGAGGATATAGCATGGCAGCAATCTAGAAAGAAAAGAAAAGTTAGAAAATTAGATTTTGAAGTAAGGTAAAATATAAATACTTTTACTCGAATCAACAACTTGCATCCGCTACAAAGCAGGGAGGTTTGAGAGAAGCATTTTAAAACTTAAATGGATAAGATCCAACAGGAACTTAAGGATGTTCAGAAGAAGTTAGAAGACATTGAAAAGAAACAAGAGATGATGAAGAAGTTATATGATTTAGAAAAAGAACAACAAGAGAAGATGGGTAAACGCCCATCAAACCACCTTCATGAGATGACTTGACACCTATATTATAATATAGTATATAACATTAATTAATAGATGACAGAAGAAACCATCACAAATCTTTGTTATACTAAACAACAAGTGGATGCTATGGTTGCTGAAGCTGTTGAGGAAGCAAGGAGAATTGATGAAGCATCGATGGCAGAGCATAATCTCAAGGCAACCATTATCAGTATGGTACTTGGGTTTATTTGTCTTGCATTGTTTCTTGATGGAACATTAAGATTACTTGGTATCATTCCACCTTTCCTTGATATAGATATAAGTATAGTAGATAAAATTGCTGATAAAGTGCAAACAGAAGTTATGCCATTGATACAGGATGCATCACAAAAAGCACAAAGATATATACCAGGAAGATGAATTCTCTATTAGATATGATTTTTATTCTAACTTGGATTATTCTTTTTGTATTAGCTATGCGTATGATATGGAAAGGATGGAGTTCTGTAATGGAAGAACCTAAACCTCGTAAAAGAAAAATTAAAGACTTGCATCCAGAATTGGTTGAAGTTGAAGATGGAGATGAGTTATTTGTTGTCAAATTTAAACCAGAAGTAGATTCTGAAGGTACTATTGATTTAAAATTTACTCCCGATACTGAATTTACTGATAAGATATTAAGTAAATCATTAAGAAAAAGAGTAGATGAATTGTCAGATGATGATCAGGATGATGATGGAGATATAGTAGTTAGGACTTGACATATGGAAATTTATAAGATAAGATTGGATTAATACATTATATTATGGAAAACAAAACCCCTGCAGATAGGATAGCAGATGCTCTTGAAAGGATTGCTACAGTCCTAGAGAGTGGTGCTCATATCAATATTGATCATGGTCATATTGAACATATAGATCATGTAGATCATATTGATGCTATTGATCATACTCACATTGATGACATTGGTGAGATACATGGTGATGTTGTTACTCATCCTAAGAATTTTTAATCATGCCTAAAGAAAAAGTACATGTTCCTGTAGTGGAACCAAAGTCAACCTCATACCTTGAGTATAAGGAACTGGGAAGAACTGTAACTCCTCAACCAGTATTCAAAAAGGATACGGTTCGTGTTAGATTATTACAAATTAATAGAGGTAATCCAGCAGAAACTTTTGAAACAGAAAAGCATTGGGAGTATGATGTACCATGGCCAGTAGAAGAAGTTAAGGTTGAGGAAGTAGTTGCGGAGAAGCAACCAGTAGAAAATAAAAAGAATATTTTACAAAGACTTGCAAATTCTTAAATTATGGATACCAATGATCTTAAGGATATTTCTAATTGGGAAAAGGAGTACCTTAGTATGGATGTGAATCTTTCTAAAAGAGAAAGAGAACTACTTGAGGGTGCAGATATTAAATCTCATGAAGGTATGATTTTTGGTAGGATGTACGCAGATTGGAAAATACGTAGGGGGTTTAAATGGGTATGAGTGGAGATGAAGGTAAAGAACAACCAAATATTTTTTATACAAAGGGAGCACCTTTATTGCAAGCAGAGGCTTTGTTAAATGAGGGTAAAGTAAAATCTCTTTATCGTATGGCCGATGAACCTGAGAAGGTTTATATACATTTTCATGATAAGGTAACTGCTGGTAATGGTAGGAGAGTAGATTTTCCTGAAGGTAAAGGGAAGACCTGTTGCCTTATATCAGCATTACTTTTTGAAATGTTAGAGAAAAGAGGTATAAGAACTCATTATATTGATTGTCCTAGTCTTGATACATTACTTTGTAAGAAGTTGGAGATTATTCCCGTAGAAGTTATTGTAAGAAACATTGCTGCAGGGTCTATTGTTAAGCAGACTACTATTACTGAAGGTGTTGTTTTTAATCCTCCTATAGTAGAATATTTTTTAAAGGATGATGAAAAGGATGATCCATTACTTACATCAGATCGTGTAAGACTTATGGGTATTGATCCTGAACCTATGAAAGAAGCTGCATTAGAAATTAATAATCATTTTCAAATTTTATTTACCCTTTTGGGTATTGATATTGTTGATTTTAAATTGGAGTTTGGTTACGATGTTCACGGTAATTTATGCTTGGGTGATGAATTATCACCTGATAACATGCGACTCTGGAAGAAAGGAACGAAAGAGAGATTCGATAAGGATCTTTTTAGAAAAGATGAAGGAGACATAGTAAAAGCATACAAATATATTCTTAAGGAGATGAGAAAGTTTATATAAATATTTTTAAAAAAAGAAATGAGTTACATTCATCATCAAGAACTAGGTCTTTGGGCAGGAGATAAAGTCATCATAAGTAATGCTTCTTCTCCTTATCATAACTTTAAGGGATTTATTGAAATGATTGTGGGTGCTCAAGCAGGAATTGTCTTTAGAACTACTGATGAGTCTTTAAAAAATAATCCAGAATATCAGGCATTGGATGGGAAACTAATTACTGTCTTCTTGACTGATCTAACTAAAATATAAATAACTCAAGAAACTGTCACAAGATATGAAGACATATTCAGAATTTATGCTAGAATGTTCTCAAGTTGATGAGAGTAGTCTGAGTAGAATCAAATCTAAATCCGATAAAGGAGGGATGGCAATCATCTCTGGAAGTCGTGGTGACAAATCAAAGAAAGAAAATAAGGCAAGAGCAAAGCAGTTGGATCGTGATATAAAAGGTAAGGGTTTACCAGGTGCTACTAAGGTATCGGGAAGATGGGATGAGAAGGATGATGATACTGGTAAGACTACAAAGGTTAAGGAAAGAAGTCATGTAGTTACTTCTGGTAAAAAAGGTAAGAGAAAGTTTAAGAAAGCAGTTAAGGCACTAGGTAAGAAGTATGGTCAGGATGCGGTCTTGACACAAATCAAAAAAACTGGTACAGTATCACCAACTAGAAAAGGTG